AAAGACAACTGCCCTTGCTCCTTTTCTGCTTTCATTCGCTTTGCCTTATACTCATTGTATTTCTGCCGATACAGATACGACTTTCCGAAAATCGCCCATGCAGCTTTGACGACATTTGGCTCATACGGCTTGATTTTCTCCAAATCCTCGACAGCCTTGTATGAGATCGGGCATCCGCAGCACCCGGTTCTTGTCAGACCATATACTTCGTAAGCATCAGAGTACCGGATTCCGTAGTGCTCCTTGTACCATGCTTTGTCCTTATCGGTCACATAGTACAGCGGTCTGAATCTGAATTTTCCATCAGACTGTTCCGCAAAGCACATCGTGTTGTTTTCGTTCCATGCTTCTGACCGAGGAACGGAACGCATACCACCTTCGTCACGGCGTTCGCCTGTGATAATCATTTCGTAGTCTTTCTGTACTCTGTGCGCCGGTTGCTTTTTGCAGTAATCACAGCACTTTGCACACACCTGAAAATCCGGTGGGCATTCTCCGATGAAGTCCCTCATGTACTTGCTCGAATTGATAACGAGCTGGATGTTCTGTCGTGGTTCACCGGCGGAATTGCAACAGCACAGGAAGTTGATAAGGCTTTCACACTTCGGGTATCGTTCTTTCAGCTCTTTTCGCTTTGCAGCTTTGTCTTCGGATTGCTCGTACTCTTGTGCGATAGACAACGGAACGTCTTTCTTCTGCCATTCTGCCAGACCGCCAGACATGATTTTTGACACGAACGGTATTCCGTACTTTCGCGCGGCTGTTACGATGCTGATTTTTGGGCGGATTTCCTCGATTTCAACACCGTATTTTTCAGCAGTCGCTTTTACATGGTCTTTCGTGGCTTTCATTTCCAGCCCAGTATTAAAAAACACATACTTCACGGGTGGAAGGCAATCCTTGTAAAACAGGTTTCTCGCTCTCTCGATCATGTCAATAAGGATGTCACTATCTGCCCCCCCCTGAATAGCTGCATATCGCATTGGGGTGCTGTTTCAGCCGTGTGATAATGATGCCCTGTATTGCCTGAAACTTTGCAGGAGAATCAAGATCCGCATAACTCGGACGCTCTGTATAAACCCTGCTTTTATAATCCGACTTTCCCATAGTTTCCTCCTATCGTTTATAAGCCCTCTCACGCCCTCTGTATGGCGTTCTGTTTTCCGTAGGGTAGTTTTAGCTTTTCAGTGTGTGAGGGGCGTTCTCGTTGATTCTGGATGCTTTCAGACTTATGGCACGTTTTCCAACATATCAAACAATGTCGGAAACTCTTGTTCTTCTTCTTCTGCCTTGCAATATCCGACTCCATCACGGAAATACTCATTGTTCAGCTCGACCGCCATGCCGTACCGTTTCATTTTCATTGCAGTGAGCGGGACTGTGCCGATACCGCCGAACGGATCGAGAATCACATCGCCCTTGTTGCTGTATCTGTCTATCAGTCGTTCAACGATGTCGATCTGCAAGGGGCATACATGGAGCGTCATGTCTCTGCGTCTCTGTTCTGCATTCAGTGTGCGCATTCTTAGAATATCGTCCCATACGGTATCATTCCAGGATGCCGGTGCAATTACCATGAACGTTGCAGGCAGCTTGTTTTCGCTGTCAAGCTTTTCAGCAAGGGCTACGTGTTCTTCATAGCTGTAAACGTGTGTCTTGCTGTACTGCGTGTAAACCCTCTGGAGCTTATTCACTGGAAACTGTTCAAGTTCTTCCTTACGGATCAGCCTGTCTCCAGAACTGCGCCAATACGCATGAGCATCAATCTGCCAACGTCCGCGGCTGTACTCCTGCTTTGATTTCTTCACCGGGACATCTGCATAGGCTTTTGCCGTGTTCGATGGGAGCTTTCTGAACAAAAGAACGTATTCAGGGCATCCGATACCCATCTTTGAGCCATCCTTGCACTGCTCTGTCCATCCGAGCCGGTATGTCTGATTGTTTTCACGTACAACGTCGGTTGTGATCGTGATACGACCCATGTACCTGAATCCGTGCTTCATGTAATGCATAACCGTCAAATCTGAAAATGGGTCAACTGTCGGCATTCCGTCCCCTGTCGCATTTCCGAACAAAATTCTGTCCTTTACATGAATCGCAGCGACTCTGCCGGGTTTCAGCACTCTGAGCAAGTTCGGCGTCAGGTAATCCATCTGCTCGAAAAATCTGTCATTGTCCTCATTGTGTCCTAAGTCGTTGTAACTCGGTGTGTACTCGTAATGATTTCCAAACGGGATTGATGTGACGATTTCGTCAACACTGTTTTCCGGCATCTGTTCCAGTTCCAGAATGCAATCATTGTTGAAATACTTGAAATTTTTGCCTTCTACTACCACTCTCTCAACTCCTATGCTTCTTTTCATTTTCTCCGAGATGCTGTCAACTGTTGCAAGACCGTTCTTTCGGATGATCTGTGCCATCTTCTCGGCTTGATAATCGAACCGTTTCCACTTTTCAAGCAACTGTGTCAGAATCTCATCTTCTTCATCCATGTAGATGATATCGATCTGTACCTCTTCTGGTTGCAAAAAGCGATAGATTCGATGCACCGCCTGGATGAAATCATTGAACTTGTAATCAATTCCGATGAAGATAGCTCTGTGACAGTGCTTCTGGAAATTGCATCCGCTTCCGGAAAGGATCTTTTTTGTTGCAAACAGCTTGATCTTGCCATCCGAGAAGTCAATGACCTTTTGTTCCCTTGTGTCGTAATCCATGCTTCCCCAGATTGCAACGGCTTCCGGGATCTGACGTTTGATTTCGTGCCTTTCCTCTTCGAGGTCGTGCCACAAAATGAAACTGTCCTCCGGATTAGCATCAATAATCTCTTTCGCCTTTGCGACTCTCTGAGATATGCTTTCACGCTTGACCTTGCTTTCGTCTTGCAGACTGTTAGTAGGCTCAACAAACAGCATTGCCTGTCCGTACTTATCAACAGCAGCTTCATCACGATGCGTTTCAAGCCTGTGATAATTGATTTTCAGCGGTGGTAAATCATATCCATCATCTGAATAGTTGGGATTCACATCTGACGGCTTGCCGACAAACACAGCCCAGCTTGACACCCACAACCAAAATTCTTCTTCTTTGTGCGGATACAGCGTCAAATTATTCGCTTTCGTGCTGTCACGCTGAAAGAATCTGGTCAATGCCTGCCCTGTATCCATTATTTCAAGATACCCGGCATAATGGATCAACTCTTTGTACTTGTTCGGGTCAGGCGTTGCAGTTGCAACCAGCTTGTAAGGAACGCCGTTGAACTTTGTCAAGAATTCCTGATAGGTCTTACTGCCGAACGATCTTAATACAGCCGCTTCATCCAGTGACGTAGCTGTGAAGTATCTCACGTCGATATCACCATCACGAACACGTTCATAGTTTGTGATAAGGATATCGCCGGATGCGTCCTTGACCTCCTGCATGGTTCTCACATACTGCGGTGCATCGTATCCGAGAATATCAACAGCGTCTCTTGTGAATTCCTGCTTTACGCCAAGCGGAAGTATGATAAGTGCTTTTCCGCCCTCGTGGTCAATGACCCGCTTGCAGAACTCAACCTCCATGACCGTCTTGCCAAGTCCGAACTTTGCGAAAATGGCACGTCTTCCGCCACTAATCGCCCATGAAACAATATCTTTCTGGTGTGGCAGCAGTGCCGAGTTCAGGTCTTCTGGACTCACTTCAAATCCTGTATCTTTAGCAATCGCCATTTTGGATTTAAGAAATTCCATGTATTTACTTTCTTCCAACTTTATCCTCCTCGTTCATACAAGCCCTTAGCAAGCGATTTCCGGCACTTCAAAAATAGGGGTATAGTTTTTATCAAAATTCTCATCAAACGCCGCTACTGGCTTGCTACGCCCTCTCAGGGGCTATCTGCGCTTGTGTCTAAACTTTTCTTTCAAAACTCTGCACAGCCTGTCGAACTCATACTGTCGCATGATGTATTCAGGATGTGCTCTGCGGTAGGCTTCATCTCTCCGTGCCTCGTAGTCCTGCCACGCTTCACAAGTCAGCCGGCATTCCGCTGACCGGTTCGGGCAGTCTTTCACGCACGGGCAGTCACGGAAGGGCATCGCCGTTCTCCTTCTTCCACTCGTCATATGGCGGAAGTTCGATTTTGAGTCTGTCAAGGTCGATGTGGTACTTGTCCGCAAGCAGACGTTCCAGATCTTCGATCCGGACTTTGCTCCCAAGCATCTCCGCTGGCATGGTCGATGCATCGACTATCCGATCATACACATCTCCCAGACGCTTTACGCCGAATCCCATCTTAGTGAGCGCATACAGTGTCAAGGCTACTGCTTGCCGCATCATATACGGCGCTGCTCCACGCATGACCTCATATGTCAGCTCCTGATGATTCTCTTGCAGATATTTTTCAGTCTCGTACTTCACCTTTTCCCGCAGCGTTTTTCTTCCGAACACTTTCAATCCATTTCACCTCACAATCTCCGTAACAGTTACCACGATGGACGGCTCTGTGCTGTAAATTTTTTTGACGTGCAAAATGCAAACCTGTGCGTCATCATGATAAGCAACACCATTGAGCGCATCACAAACCGCTTTCGCAATGTTGTCCGTGTCCGGTTTCTTTGTCGGAAGGATTTCTCCGCTCATCATATGCACCGTTTTCTTTTTTGTCGCACTTGCAGGTATTTTGTAGTATGCATTAATGCTGACCTTCACCGGGAGATTTGTCAACGCCCCACCAGCAGCTAGAAATGCATTTTTGATTGCTCTTTCATACTCGACCGTTTTCTTTGGCGTGTATGCCCGCCCGCCCCGCGTGAAGCGGGGACGGGCTTTTCCTTGTGGCTCGCCATCAACAGTAAAAATCGTCTGCATCATGTCTCTGTTCCTTCCAACGTTTCGATTTTGTTTCTGAGCGTCTTATCTCCGGTCAGCGCCTCAATGCACTCGATAATCCCGGCAACGATTTGCCTTCTGTTTTTTGCTTTCGAGATTTTCACTCGTGCCGCATCTGATTTCTTTATGTTGTTGTTCCACTCCATCAGATTGTAGACACGCTGATTATAGATCGTCTGCTCATTTGTAAAAACCTTGTACGCTTCTGCATTCTCTGCCGTCGCCTGTTCCGGCGTGATCTCTTTTGCAATCATCCGTCTGAAAATGTCCCACATCGTACCATAGTACTTATATTCGGCAGACGGCAGCTCCTTCATGTTGAACGGTTCTTTGTTTTTTGCCATTACATACACCGCATTTTTTAGCTTTTTGTGTCTCTCTGTATCCGTGTAGTCTGGCATCTCGATGATGTCATCAACTTCAATCTGCATTCAATCACCTCATACTACTGGATAAATTTCGTTTGGTTTTACGTTCCAATATCCATTTTCAAGCGATACTCTCAAATCGAATGCTGTTCCGATTTCGTTTATAATCCGTTCGTAAATTTCGTTTACTCCGTTGTCTGTGCTCATATCCACATCAATATCATAAACTCTGTAATTACAAGCCGCTAGAAATTTTGAAGCTTGATTACTGTTAAAAATAGCCATTGAACATTCAGATCTTCCATTTACAAATCTGCTGAATTTACACGCAATATAAGGACCGTTAAAACAAATATTGATTCTTGCATCTGTCAAATACATTCTGTACATCTGTCTGTCTTGCAGCTCTCCAACGTTTCTAAGCGCAGATTCCTCAACTCGCTTCTGTTCTTCATGCCTCTTTTCGTGGCAATCTTTGCAAAGCGTCACAAGACAGTCAATATCCGGATTCCTGTAGTTAAACGTACTCAAATGATGCGCTTGCAGGTTATCGATACTTCCGCAATCTCTGCATTTGTATCCGTCACGCCTCAGGCAGCAAGCTCTCAATCTAGCCCACTCCGGAGAATTATAAAATTGGTTTTCCGTTTTTATCACCTCTCAAAAATCAATTTCTGGAATGACTGGTTTTGCGTATCCTTCCAGATAGTCAAAGCCAAAGTCATTCTTTGATTCTGCAATTCTTCCGGATTTTTGGTCGTACATCAAATATACTCCCTCATCGCCTTCCAGAAGAATACCTCTGCGTCTGTTTTTCAGGACGTTCAGCCGTCTCGGATACTGTGCCTTTTCCGGATCCCTGTGTCGCGTATAGGCAAATACCATGTCCGCAAGATTCACGATGTCTTTGCTTCCGCTGATGCTGTCTTGTGTCAGCTCTCTGCTCGATGTCGGCGACTTTCGCGGATGTGCAACCAACAAAATCACAACATTTTTCGCTCTTGCTACCGTTTTAAGACGTTTTATCAGGTTCGTTTGTGCCTGATAAACGTCACTGTCTTCAGATACCGTCAGCAGCGTCATCAGATTATCCAGTATAATAAATCTGCATTCCAGCATATCGATTGCCATTTCAAGCTGATTCAGAAAAGACACTGTTTCGTCTTTCTGGTTGTCATCCATGATCGGCTGATCTTCCCACAGATAGATTTTGTTGTGGATCATCCATGCAGTGATCCCTTTTCGCGTTTCGTCTTCATCCGTCAGCGTTCTTGTGTCGTCATCCTCTGAGATTGTCTGTGTGATTCTGGAAGCGCCGGCAATGATAAACGAGATTTGTTCCGTCACCAGTTCGTTTGACATTTCTCCGGAGTAGATCAGCACGCCAACTCCTTGATGTGCGATATTGACAGCCATCTGCGATGCAAAATTTGATTTGCCGTCGCCGCTCCATCCGGTCAGAATGCAAAGCTGTCCGTATGCAAGCCCCTTGATCGTCCTGTCAAGTTGCAGAAACCCTGTTTTAATTTTCGGTTCTGTGTCTGAGTAGTGCCAGTCGATATCCGACATTTTTTTGACAGGAAGCCGCCGAACATCGGCAGCATTTTCAACGCACTCTCTCAAAATCGCATAACCATGATTTCCGGGGAATCCCTGCAAGATTTCGTTAGCATCTTTGCATTTTAGATAATCCACAATTCTGACCGCACGAATCTTAATTTTCGGGAAATGCTTGCAAAACCCGTCAACAAGTGTTATCTTGCCGTTTTCACAGTCGCCGAAGATAACAATCTCGTTATACCGTTCCACAAAATCACGGCAATACTTGACCCATCTGAAATTCTGTGCACCTCCCGGAACACTAACCGGATTTTTGATCCCGGCAGCCGCGAGTGACAGCGCATCGATCTGCCCCTCCGTCACTACAAGAGTGCCGGATTTTTCACACAGCCACATCCCATACAAGATAGGCTTTGTATTGGATTCCCACCATTCCTTCATCTGCCGTTTGGCTTCGCCGTTCTTTGGCTTTGTGTACGCTGCATTTCGATATTTGATACATTGCAGTTCGTCACGATCATCAAAAAACGGGAAAACCATCGTTTTCGGCTGATTCGCATAAGTGGTAATTTTGTACTTTTCAACAATCTCGTCAGGAATTCGGCGTGTTCTCAGATACTCTTTAGCTTCATCCGTTGCGACCCATGTCTCTAGCTTTCCGATAGCGCTGCCGGTGTAGTCCTTGTATTCGGTCTCAGCATCCGGCAAATTGTATCCGAAATCTCTTGCAAGCTGCACAAATGCGCCTTGCTTACCGCACGAAGCTCGCTGGCATATAAATTGTCCTGTTTCCGTACTGATCGAGAACGTCCACTTGTCGCCGTGCTCTCCTCCCTCACAATACGGACAGTGTTTCCATTCCAGCTCTTTGCCGTGCTCTCTGGTATCGCCACCGACAAACTGACGAAATCCGTCAAGATCTTCTTTTACAAACTCATACATTATCCAGAATCCTTCTCATGTTCTTCGCTTTTCGGTCTTAGCGTTGCTAGATATGGTTCTTGTTTGTTTTCCTGTGGTGAGCCGCCCATAGGCGGCGAATCCGCAGTTCTTTCTAATCCGGAAGGATTAGAAAGAAGTCCTTCTGTCCTTCTTTCTATCCTTCCATCATTCATTCTTTCTTTTAGCACATTTGTTTTTTTGTTATCATTTGTATCATTTGTTTTTTTGTTTTTTCCAGCTCTGTTATCTCTCAGAACTTCACATTTCTGTGTATAGTTGTCGATATTCTGCTTGATTTCATCCCCACAAAGACCAATGATTGTATCTACCAGAATGTTTTCAGAGCCGCTTTCTTTTCCGTTGGCAATATCAAACAAAGCCAAGAACACCTCGCCGCATTGTTCTACCGTAAGTTTTCCGCGCAACGTCTGCTCCCATGATCTATTCACCATGATATAGTTCGCATATTTTCCAGCCATGCGATCACCGCCTTAAAACGGAATTTCGCCGTCAGAAATAATCTCCTCGAAATCGCTCTCGATAGTCCCAGGTTGCTCGTCAGCAGGCTTCTGCTGTTCTGCTGTGTTATTGCTTGCAATAGGTGCAGCGCCCTTCACGCCTTTGTGTGCAGGTGTCTCGACCTCTCCTGCGCGCACTCTGTCAACACCGACAAACCATCTGCAATCGCATTTCGTACCGGACTTACCGTCCCATTCCCAGTCAACAAAACCGAAAGCGCCGCCGACATACTTACCCTTGAACGAATCAAGATTGATTTTCTTTGTCGGGTCGATCTTTGTTTTGTTGCTGTCATTGATCGCTGTGATCGCACGCTTAAAATTAGCGATTTCGCGTTTTTTCTTATCCGGGTCACTGCTGGTCGGATAGAACAGGCTCAGCGTTCCCTTCCACTTTGCGTTTGCGGCGTACTGCCCGGACTTGTTGTACTCGTACAGCTTGCCATAATAGCCCTTGTACTCGCCCTCGTCTACGTCAAACGCCAGTTTGATTGCCACGCTTTCTGCGCTGTAGCGCTCGAGTTTAGCGCTCATGATCTTGAGCACATACGCGCCAGGAACAATCTCCTTCGGCTTGTTGCCGACGCTGATGTCAACCTCATCGTAACCTTCAATACCTTCAAGAAATTCTGCCATAATAAAACCTCCTGTAAATTTACGACATTATGCCGTTTTTTAGCTTTTTTGATGTGGATTTCGCACGTTTCAGCAACTCTTTTTCCGGCAAATCCGGGTAAATTTCGAGTAGTGCCGACAATATGCGGTCTTCACTGTTTCATGCACCTGTGTCCGCTTTCTTTGCGGATTTTTCGGTGAATCCGTAATACTCCCGGATCGTCTCGTCAACAATCTTCAGGTCGTTGTCAATCTCCAGGTCAAACATCTCCATTGGGCTTTTTGCCGTGGTATTTCCGTCAGATTGCGTGATAAACTTGTGAGATATTCCATCTGTCACGCAATACAGAACGATGGAGAACAGTCCCTCGACCGTAAGCTTTTCATCAAGCATTTTGCCGATCGTTTTTGCCTTGATCCTGCCGTCTGATGTTGTTTCCGTGTGGTGCAGGAAATAGACGATGCAATCATCCGGCGTGTTTCTGATGACAAACTGCACGAGATTGTAGAAGTGTAGCGCCATGTCCGTGAACTTGCCATATCCGACATCTTTTGCTGTCCGGAACATCTCAAAGCAGAGCAAATACTGTGAATCATCGATCACATATGTCTTCTTGTTCGGATTTGCAAGCGACTTCTGAATGCTCTCATACGTTGCTCCATTCATGCGAGGAAGCTGTTTTCTGAACGGCAGCGGCTTGCTTGCCACATTAAACACGCTCACTTCGTTCGGGTTAAAATTCCTCATGCTGGCAGATTTGCCTGCACCGGAATCACCCAAAATTAGAACAGGAACTCCCATCTATTTTTCCTCCTTTTCAATTCTTTCTAATGGGCAATCCGCACCGACAAACTTCTCCGGATAGGCACATACCGTGCCATTTAATCCGCAGGTGTTATACGTCTTTCGGAAGTACGGACACTGGCGGCAGCAAATATCAGCCCTGCCGTTATAATCGACCGGGAAGCCGACCTCAACTGTGCATCTACCGATGATATATCCTGCAACACCTGAATCAAAATTTGCCATAGAATCACCTCTCAAAAATATCATACCCCTGCCGGAGTAAATCCTTAAACCGTCCCTGCTTCTCAACCTCACGTCTGGCACTGTCAAGCAATCCCGGCAGATATCCCATCGTGATAGCACCATGATAAAACGACTTCCGCAGGCTCTTGTGGAGCGTCAGAAACACCACTTCCGCATCCGTCAGCATATCAAGCTCGATGCAGCTCAGGTTCATAGCGCTTTCGAGCGCTTTTTCGTATGCCGTCGAGTACTCGTTCATGATTCCGTTCATGATCTCCCCTGCAAGGTCAGCATATGGCTCTATCTTCTCACCAGGTTCACGGATAATGCCTGAGCGCCTGTTTGGAGCGCTGATGCATTCATCGCATATCTCCTTCGGAAACATCTTCGGCGGCGTTTTCATCCGTGTGTCCATCGGTGTCTGCACCATCGCATCCTGGAACTCAGCGCCGCAGATCAGGCACTTAGCCATCGTCCTCGTTCTCCTCGTAGTCCATACTGTCATAGTCGTCCGGGTCAAGGAAACGGCGCTCACAAGCGTCAAGCGCTTGCTCATTCAGCCTGTCAAGGCAATCCCACGGATTATACATCGTCCTGATCCTCCTCTATGCGCTGCATCAGGCGGTTATAAGCGTATACATACGCCGCAGCGTCCTGTGCATCATCAGCGCACATATCGAAAACGGTTTCCAGCATGAGTGCTTTGAGGCGCTCCTTTGCATTTGACACCGTGATTGCTTTCATTTGATCTCCTCCCATGTGCGGACTAACTGCTCCCGCGTCATCGTCTGGTCAAACACCAGCAGATCTTCTGCGGAGCGCATAGCGTGTTCCTGTGCCTTTTCCAGTCTGCGGATTCTGCGCTGTCTTGCGTTTTCCTCCGCAAATGCGTTATCCATGAGCTTCAGCAAGGCTCCAAACGCCACGCAAAGCCCGATTACCATTACCCAGTGCATCATGTATCCTCCTTTGTGAGCAGCGAGTTAAGGTCGCTGATGATAGCGTCAAGCGTGTTGATGGTGCGTTCTTCCGGATCCGATTTAGTGTAGATGTCATAGCACCGATATTCGCTTTCCGGCTGCTGGTATCTCCATCCATCCGGGTGGACGTCAACATTAAAAGCATCAACGTGTCCACTGTATCTTACGAACACGTCAGCCTTCGTGTTTGCAGACACTTCCATTGCCAGTGCAACGATAGTGAGCACCTTATCTCTGTACTTATCCATGTGTATCCTCCTTATCAACTACGATCAGCGTCTTTCCTGACGCATCAAGAATCCGTGAAATTACGTCCACGGAAAGATTCTTTTTCTCTGCCCTGATGTTTTTTAGGGTGAGATGTGGAATGCCTGTCAGGCACTCAATTTCAGTCCACGTAAGCCCTTGTGCAAGCATCATCTGCAAGCACCATGCGGCTTCGTGGAGAATTTCTTGGCGTGTCATGCCACATCCTCCGACCGTTCCTCGATCCACCGCATCAGCATCGGCTTGTATACCTCAAATGCCGGATGCTTATCCATCTGGATGCACACGCCGAACGGATACGCACCGCATTCAAGCCCTGCTCTCAGGTGCGGAGCGCTGATGTTCATGCCGTGCTCACGCAGGATGTCAACGGTCTGCTTGATCGTCAGGATGATGATCTGTTTCATGCGTTTTCACCGTCCTCTGTGACTTCTGTCCGGTCATACGCCCACTCAATGAGCATCGATGTGATCTCCGACTGTGTCCTGCCAGTATCGGCGCACAGGATGTTGATAAGCGCCATCGCTTTCTTGGACACCCTCACCACGCAGGTGTTCCGTTTTGTGTCATCAGCGCCGCGCTTCGGGATTCTCAGCTTTTCCTCCATTGTTATCCTCCTCTCGATCATCGTCAAGGTCTGACGGCTTGACCTTAAAAGCAGATGCAAGCGCCATCTTTGCGACCGGGAGAGGATTTCGCCGGATGCCGTACTCATACAACTTGATAGCCGATTCTGACAGCCCGGTGATCTTAGCTAAATCCTCGATATCCCAGTTCTTTTCAAGGCGGTACTTGCGTACTTTCTGCCCGAATGTCATTCACACACCTCCTTTACGTTTACATTTTATTTACAGTGTAACTATTGACTTTTCAAAAATTGGTGGTATAATTATTGTGTATAGATATAATTATCCACCAAAATTCCATGCATTTACTGCCAGACAATGGCACTTGACTGGTAGTGTGTTTGTGTTAGCTTTGTTTGTTACGCTGTAATTATATTATAACTTAGTTTTACTTAGATGTCAATACAAAACTAAGAAATTCTAATCGTTTCTAATGTTTTCTACGAGTATTACATTTTTCAACAATCAAAATTGTACCTATGATACAAAAAAGAAAATCCCCACCGAAGTGGGGAGAAGGTTGGTGATTACATGAATATCGAACTCACGAAAAATGCTGATGCGCTTATGTGCATTATCTATGCAAAGTATCTTATAGATAAGAAAAACGGTAAGCTGGAAGATGATGCAAAGTATATTGGCGGATCAGGCGAAGTCGCTGCTTATACCCAAAACGGATTGACTTCAGACGAGACAGATGCTTGTCTGCGTGAACTGTCCAGAAACGGGCTGATCGGAGCAGAAACGGCGAATGGTATTGTGGTATTCTCTGAGTTGTTAGATACCGGTATCTACTTCATGGAGCACAGGAGCATCGACAAAATTAGCCGGATCCTCAGCAAGGTCTCTGAATGGTCTGTAGCGATCTCTGGACTCATAGCTTCTATAGCCGCACTCAAATAGGATGCCGTCCAGTCTGCCAAATTCCCTGCTCAACTTTACGATATCGCCAAATATCAGGTATTTGTCCTGATTCACAGCAAATTCCGGGTCTTCTGTGAGATAGCAATAATCTTTGCACTTCTCTCCACATTTCTTTCTGTTACACGGATAAAGCTTTGTGTTATTTTCCATTTGTATTCCTCCATTCTGGTTTTTATATCTTTATTATACTCTACCTTTGGGTAGATGTCATGCGAAACGCCTTATTTTTGAAGATGGTGAGGTGAGTCAATCAGACTTGTCATCCTTATCATGAGATTGTCTGAACAAAACAGCATGATAATAATTTCCAATTATCATAAACGCATACGAAACGTATTTCAGCAACAATCCGATAAGTAGTTCCCAGTCTCTGTGGTTATTACTGCATTTCATTTATAGCCCCCCCATTCAAGCTGTTTATATCTTTATTATACCTTAGAAATTCTTAGTTGTCAATAGATTAGGCGGTGATTTTATGATAGAACGAATTCAAGAACTGCTGCAAGCAAAAGGAATCAGTCCTACTCAAATGATGAAGGACATAGGCTTTTCAACAGGACTATTTTCTCAGTGGAAAAGTGGGATGCAGAAGCCTTCAAACAAATCCGTGAAGAAAATCGCAGATTATTTGGGTACGACTCCAAACTACCTCGTGAACGGAACCCCCTACCCCACCAACGCCGTCAAAGCCGACCCAGCAGAGAGAACCCCAGTGCAGTTCTGGGGCAAGGTCTCCGCTGGCGTCGGTGCGTATGCAGAAGGAATCCCGATCCGGACGATGGCGGCAGATGACGAGGATATGCAGGAGGGCTATGAGTACGCATGGCTCGAAGTCGAGGGGGACAGTATGTATCCGGACTTGCAGGACGGTGACTACATCCTTGTCAGGGTGCAGGACACAGCGGAGTCCGGTGATATGGTGGTCGCTCTGGTTGATAACGGATGCGAAACGGATGGTCTTGTCAAGCGCATCGAGATTGAGGAAGGCAACCATCTGGCACTCATCAGCACGAACCCGGCGTATCCGCCAAGGGTGTTCATCGGAGACCGGATGAACGATGTGCGCATCTTCGGCGTGGTCGTGTCGTCTAAGCGGAAATGGAGATGAACAGCATTCAAAAAAAATCACCCTCACGCCTGAAAAAACGTGGGGGTGATCTATAAAAAAGAAGGGGAATTAGGACATACCATAGTATACCACGATTCCTCTGTTTTGTCAACAGGAAGGAGTGAGCTTATGCACTGTATCAAATGCAAGAAAACCATACCAGACGGCTCGGCGTACTGTATGTACTGCGGAAAATCGCAGACAGCGAAGCCGAAACGCCGTGCGAGGAAACGTCCGCAGGGGTCTGGCACCATCCGCAAGGACGAGCGCAACAAATCCCGTCCGTGGATCGCTGTCTCACCGTCAAACAAGTACGGTCGCTCCCGTGTTTACCTCGGTGCATTCGCTACCTACAAAGACGCACAGGACGCCATCGAGAAGTACACCCGTGAAGGGCGTCCGGAGCTGTACGGAGCGACACTTGCAGACGTGTACAAGCTTTGGAGCGAGACACACTATCGGAACGTCTCACAGTCTGCCGTGAGCCTTTACACTTCCATGTGGAAGCGCTTTGCAGATCTGGCATCCATCAAGATGGAGGACGTCAAAACGGCACACTTCCAGGAGATCGTGGACAATGCAACATCCAAGTCAGCCGCAGACACCATCAAGGCGCTGGCATCCATGTTGTGCCGGTACGCTATGCAAAATGACCTCATATCCAAAAACTATGCAGAATTCGTAAAAATCCCGAAGTTTGACAAGAAAGAGAAGATCACCTTCACGCCGTCGCAGATATCCACACTGTGGGAGCACGCAGACGATAAACGTGTGCAAGTCATCCTTTTTATGATCTATACCGGTCTGCGCATCGGCGAGCTTGCAAAACTCACGGCACAGGACTGCCACCTCGACGATGGGTACATCATCTGCGGCGAAAAGACTGACGCCGGTCGAAACCGCATCGTTCCTCTGCCACCAGGTGTCCCGGAGCTGTCGGACTGGCTGAAACAGTGGGCAGAAACAGCAAAGAAGAAAACGCTGGTCGGATACTGTACGCAGCGCATCCGTGACGATCTGTTTTATCCCGCATTGCTCGACCTCGGCATGATCGAAGTCACCGGACGAACTACAAGCGGCTTCTCGTTCCCTGACAAACATCATCTCACGCCGCATAGCTGCCGCCATACGTTCGCATCGATGTGCGCCGCCGCAGGGATGCAGCCGGAACAGCTCCAAAAAATCATCGGTCACGCAAACTACCAAACCACAGCAGATATCTATATCCACAACGATCTGGACACGCTAAAACAGGCGATGTCCAAAATCAAACGATGATTTTGTGTGTAAAATGTATGTATACGCCATATTTTTGGCTATATATCGTGATTTATGTTTACACTTTTCTTAAAACTTCCAAACTTAAAGCACATCCCAGAAAACAGTCATTTTCAATAGCACGTATTATAGCCATTTTATGACGCAAATAATTTTCAGAAATTCTCAAAAATTTTCCGTTGTGTGTATGTATGTGCGTACATCACGCAATACAACGAATTTGACATACAGCAAAATACACATCAAAAAGATATCGTTTTTGTGCATCTATACAAATATAGAGTTTATATAAACTATTTTATAAAAACATCTTGACTTTATATAAACTCTATGCTATAATATATATAACAACAGAGGACAAGCCGCAAGGCACAACGATGAGAGGAGCGATCAATATGAAAAAGCAGATCATGAAGAGAGCATGGGAAATCTACAGAACACTGGTAGGCGACAGAATCGCAAAGCTGAGCATGGCTATGAGAATGGCTTGGGCTGAGATCAACACCATCATCGAGGAAGGCAAGAAGGCATATGGCTGCGAGTGGCAGTTCCAGAACGTAGAAGAGTACGTTGAGATCAGCCTGGTTAGCAACCGCAAGAACGAGCACCGCAGAGAAGAGCTTGAAGCACTGATCCAGAACGCTATGAGCGAGATGAACGGCATGACAGAGGCAGAGGCTGACAACTACTCCTACAGAGCAGCAAGAGAAGCCAAGAGAAACGGTCAGAAAAACATGGCTATCGCTTACAGCAAGGCATACACAAGAATGTTTTTCCCGAACGCTTGCCACACGATCGGCGTATATGTGAACGCATAAGCACAGCTAAAACCAATAGCCGGAGCGCATCAGCTCCGGCACACATACAAGGAGGAACCACTATGACAAAGAAAATTTACAATCTTGACCAGCAGAAAGAGATCAAGATCTATGCTACCCTCAAGGAAGCAAGAGCAGAAGCCAGAAAGTATGGTGAGGAGTACGAAGCGGTTAGAGCACTTGACTTGTACACCAGAAGATTTCTGGGTTACACGGTAGAGCACAAGTAAGATCAACAGCCGGGAGCTGCAAACTCCCGGCACACATTAAGGAGGAGGAATAAGTAATGAAAAGCAAATGGTTTGATGATGTGTTTTTACATTCGCTGTACAGCATCACCGGACACAGCGAAAAGTGGTTGACGGCAAAGCAGACAGCAGTCTGCACGCAGTACATGGAGAGACGCACGGCACGGATTGAGACGGCAACGGGTTATAACAATCATGATAACTATGTATATAACTGGGACGGCAGAGAAGTGATTTTAAGTTACAGCAAAAAGAACGGTTGCGGAGTGATCTGGTTCGGGCTTAACGCCGAAGAGCAGGACCAGGCACGGATTGACAACGAATCCAACAGGCTGAAACAGATCGCAGAATCTGCTATGAGGAGATTAAAACTGCATCCAAACAAGTATGCAGAACATCTCGAAAAGATGAAAATAGAAATCACAAGATGCCAATACGAGATCGATGAAAGCGTAGCAGAAGGCGATCTTGATGGTATAGAAAGCATTCAGAACCATATCGACAAGCTGCAAGAAAAATTGACGATATGGGAAAGTGTTGCAAAGGAGGACTAAGCTATGAAAAAAGTTATCAACGCCAAGGTGTACAACACCGAGACAGCGACCAGAGTCGGATCATGGGATAACGGGTACTATACGAATGATTTTAACTACTGTTCA